ATATTAGACAGAGTGTCGGAACACAGCATCAAAGGCAGTGAAACCTACACAATAGTTGAAGAAGATTTCTTAGAACTAATTGAACGTGAAGAGGAGGGTGTGGACTTCCCATTCGACCTCAACATAATCAAAGACAACCTTCCGGGGATGTCTCGTGGTAATCTAGGTATTATATTCGCTAGACCAGAAACAGGGAAGACAACTTTCTGTGCTCATCTGTGTGCTTCATACATTAAGAATAAACACAAGGTTGTGTATTGGGCGAACGAAGATAAAGCCTCTAAGATAAAGCTACGTATTATTCAAAGCTATTACAAAGCGACAAAGCAGGAGATGATTGATGATAAGACTATCATTCACGAAAAGTATATAAAGGAAATCAAGCCATATTTTACCCTTGTGGATTCAGTAGGTACATCTGTCGAGGAGCTTGATCAATATTGCAAACTAGCTGAACCTGACATTGTGTTCGCTGACCAGCTTGACAAATTTCGTGTAAGCGGAGACTTTGGTCGTAGTGATGAACGTTTAAAAGAGATATACATCAAGGCACGAGAGATAGCCAAGCGCAACGATCTTTTGTTCTGGGCTGTATCACAAGCAAGTTATGAGGCACATAATCGCATGAGTATTGATTACTCCATGATGGATGGGAGTAGGACTGGTAAAGCTGGTGAAGCTGACGTAATTATTGGCATAGGAAAGACTGGCGACGTTGATGCCGATAACTATATGAGATATCTTTTCGTATCCAAAAACAAAATTAATGGATATCACGGTATGATAAACGCAAACATAGACATTCACAGGGGGTTCTACTACTAATGGATATCAAACATGCAAGAGGCGCACTCAGCGAGATGATTGCTGCCGCACAACTAATTAAACAAGGCTGGCACGTCTTTCACAACATAAGTAGTAACGGCCTGATAGATCTTGTGGTTGTCAATCCAGAGACCGGAGAGACACGTTTCTACGATGTGAAAACAAAATCGTATCGCAAGGATGGTACACTGATAAATCGCATAGCCAAACCACATCAGAAAAAGATAGGCGTTGAAATCTACATGGTAGACAGGGTGAACATGGAGGAGCTCAATGAACATAGTGACTCTTGACGTGGAGACTACCACAACAAAAAAGCCAAACGGCTCTTGGACACCTTCTCCATTCTTCAAGAATCTTCTGGTCAGTGTTGGCTACAAACGCATAACTGATGTAGGCGTTGACTACCTCTGCTTTCACCACGAAAAGGAAACACCGACTAATGGTGGGTTTGAACAGATTCGTTCTGCACTTGAGTGGTGTGACCTGTTGATTGGTCACAACATTAAGTTTGACCTGATGTGGTTGCGTGAGTGTGGTTGGTCTTACGATGGCAAGCTGTATGACACAATGGTGGGGGAGTACATCTTAGCTGGTTCCCGGCGTTGGCCTCTCAGCCTTGCCGCCCTCGCTGAGAAGTATGAAGTGGGCTCCAAGAAGAAAGACCTCGTTCAACCTTACTTGGATGACGGTGTGACGTTTGACAAGATACCATACGACATTGTAGAAGAGTACGGCAAAGAAGATGTTCTCGTTACAGAACGCATTGCTATCAAACAAGCTGAAGCCTTTGGCACCACACTTGAAAGGATGTACCATGAGCTCTAGTTTACAGTCTACACTACTCATGTCCTGTGAGATGACAGACGTTCTGTGTGACATTGAACGCGCTGGCATTAAGATAGATAAACAGGCACTGATACAACTCAAAGAGGATTTTGAAAATGAACAAGAGGAACTCCGACACAAGCTCCGAAGCATGGCTCAAGCCGCAATGGGCGATACCCCTATCAACCTTGATAGCCCTGATGATCGTTCTGCTCTGTTCTACTCTCGTAAGGTGAACAACAAGCAGGTATGGAAGACGTTATTTAATTTAGGTACTGAGCAACGAGGCGCAACCAAGAAACAGAAGATGCGTACTCGCATGAAGCAGAGCGAGTTCAAACATGCTGTGAGCGATAACACAACGGTAATACGTCGTACGATTGGCTCTCAGTGTATGCACTGTGACGGTGTAGGGCGTGTGTCCTTTACTCGTAAGGATGGCAGCATCAGTAAAGCCAAGCGCATTTGTTCGGCGTGTAACGGAAAGGGAATGACCTATGTCGATACTGGAAAAACTGCGGGATTTAAAATCAGCCCTAGAGGGGTTGCTGATGTCGCGGCAGGTGGATTTAAAACAGATAAGGAAACGCTTGAGCAACGCCTTGACGAGTTGTCGGGAGAAGCTAAAGAGTTTGTGGCAGCTTATATCCGATACTCTGCTATTCGAACTTACCTGTCTAATTTTGTGGACGGTATGTTCAACAATCTTGATCACGATGATTTTATTCATCCTGAGTTTATGCAGTGTGTTACTGCGACTGGAAGACTTTCTTCGAGAAACCCAAACTTTCAGAACATGCCACGAGGCTCTACGTTCGTTATTCGTAAGGTTGTTAAAAGCCGCTGGGAAGGCGGTAAGATACTTGAGGGGGACTATAGTCAGCTAGAGTTTCGTGTGGCTGGGTTTCTGTCCAGCGACGAGTCCATCTATAACGATGTCAAAGCCGGAACCGACGTTCACAGCTACACTGCAGAGATCATAGGGTGTAGCCGACAGGAAGCAAAGGCACACACCTTTAAACCGCTGTACGGTGGCGTTACAGGCACTGATTCACAGAAGCGATACTACAACGCCTTCAAAGACAAGTATGCCGCTGTGACTGATTGGCAGGACGAGATGCAGCGTCAGGCTGTGGACAGGGGTTACATAACCCTGCCCTCCGGTAGGCAGTACCACTTCCCCGGAACCAAGTGGACGAAGTGGGGCACCGCAACAAACCGCACCGCCATCTGTAACTATCCTGTTCAGGGCTTTGCTACAGGAGACCTGTTACCCCTCGCTCTTATTCATCTGAGTAAACTTTTAAGACAGTCCAAAATGAACAGTGTAATATGCAACACCGTCCACGATAGCATCGTCATGGATGTCTATCCGGGCGAAGAAAGTAAGGCAATCAGTATGATGGAGGAAGCCATGCTGTCTATCAAGGACGAGTCACACAGACGGTACGGTATCCACTATGATATGCCTGTCGATATTGAATTAAAAATAGGAGATAATTGGCTTGACACAGAGCTTGTTGAGCCTTAGAATAGACAAGTTAAACAGTCATAGGAGTTAAAGATGACAAACGATTTAGCAACACTTGAAAACCTTAATCTAGATAACCTTGACGAGTCAGCACTGATGGCTCTCACAGGACAGGGCGGTGCCCCCGCTACTGGTTCCGGTAACGGACTGCCTCGCCTGTCAATCAACTATACAGACGAAGACGACAACGGAAACCGTCTTCCGAAAGGCCACTGGAAGCTGATGCTTGATGGTCGCTTTGTATTTGCAGAGACGCTGACACTGCGTCCGTTTAGCCGCATGTACACATACAGTCACTGGGACAATGAAGAAAACGTGTTTGTCTCCCAGTCTATTCAGACCGGAAGTCTTGGTGATAAGTTCCCTGATTCAGCAGGAAGCGAGAAGTGTGGTCGCTTGACAAAGGACGAAGAAAAAGACCTAGAGCCAACAGACCCACGCCTTCTTCTTTCACGTGAAGTAGTCTGCAACCAAGTTGTGTACGCAACAGTGTCGGGCACAGCCAAAGACGCAGAGGGCAACGATCTCGAACTCGACAATCAACCCGTAGTGGCCTACTTCAAGAAATCAGGCTTCCGTCCCGTTCGTGAGGCTCTTGACCTCATTACGCGACAGAAGAAACTGATGCAGAAAACTGTGTTCCAACTGGGCACAAAGAAAATGAAATCAGGTAGTGTGAACTTCTGGGTCCCCACGTTTGCACAGACTGACTACCTCAAGGATCTGACACAAGACGATTTGGATCTGATTAAAAAGTTCTTGGAGACAATCAAAGGATACAATGACGGTGTTCTTGAAAAGTTTCGGGAAGCTCAAAAACTCAGCACGGATAGCCTCGACGTTTCGTTAGAAGCGGAGCTTGCCGATGCTGACGCTGCCTAAGATACAGGCGGCTCTTGAAAGTGCAGGGCGGGGGACGATCAATCTCCCGCCCGAATTTTCTCAGGAGTTTGTTGAATCTGTAGCCGCCTCTATAGAAAAACAATTCAGCAGAAAGTCTGACAGGTCTGGCATACGCATGTCCGGTCTGGGTAGACCTCTGTGTCAACAACAGCATGAGATAGCTGGTGACAAAGAAGAGATGGATTACACCACGTTTATGAGATTCATATTCGGGGACATGATCGAATCTCTTGCCGTGTTAGCCATGAGATTATCTGGGGTCGAGATTGTAGACCTGCAAAAGAAAGTAGAACTGGAGCTTGACGATGACATTAAGATCAATGGGACACTGGATATCATTATTGATGATGGGTCAGGGCCAAAAGTTTGGGACATCAAATCAGCGTCTGATTACTCTTTTAACCATAAATTCGGCTCTTTCGGAGGGTACGAAAAGATCAAAGAGGAAGACACCTTTGGCTATATCATGCAGGGGTATCTTTACGCTACTGCTGCTGGGTTGCCTTTTGGCGGTTGGATTGTTGTAAACAAAAACAACGGCGAGTGGATTATGTGTGCCGCGCCGGATGACCAAGAGCAAGACCGCAAGCAATACATTGCGGATGCCAAAGCTCGTGCTAAGTATCTCCTGTCGGACAAACCGTTCCGCAAGGAGTTCCAACCTGAGAAGGAGATGCACAAGGGCGAACCAACGGGCAACATGCTTATGCCCCGTACCTGCTCGTTCTGTGGTCACAAGAGCAAGTGTTGGCCTAAAGCTAAGTTTGCACCTAAAGCAACCTCACGGGCTCAAAGTAGGCCGGGGACGTGGTACACTAAATTAGCTAAAGAAAGTGTCGTACTATGAACATCATATACTACACAGACTTTACTCCTTCGATGCAGTTCCTCAACCCCAATACGTTCTTTGTGTACGTTGAGGCGGCACAGGGGCGGGGTGGTAATGCTGGCATTATACAGCTACGTAACAGCCAACAGGGTTTGCCTCTTACGCTTATCGAACAGTATCTGCAAGAGGGTCTTGTTGGCAACTTGCAGGGAGAGACCAGTGAGCGTGACATGCGGACTGTCGAAGAGCAGTTTCAAAAGATAAACTTTGTGTTAAGGAGTGGTGCAGTCGTATGGCTACCAAGTCGGGAAATTCAAACTCAGATTACTTCTTTAGAAAAATCATCCCCAAAGATGGCAGGGTACGCACTGAAAAGGTTAGAGCACCTAACGTTGAACTTCTCGCCGCCCAACATAGAGTTACCGTAATGGCAGGACGACACAGATTTAGATCCGATTTTGAGTTACGTGTTGCACGTAAGTTGGCTGAGAACGGAAGAGACTTTGAATACGAGACACAGAAAATATCGTTTCAACCTAAGATAAAAAACTACACACCAGACTTTTGGTTTCCTGAGTATGGGTTCTACGTTGAGACAAAAGGCAAGTTTGATGCGGCAGACAGAAGCAAACACCTGCTGATCAAGAAACAGAATCCGGATGTCGATATCCGCTTTGTGTTCCAACGCGCAAGAAACAAGATTCGAAAGAACAGTAAAACCAGCTACGCTATGTGGTGTGAGAGACATGGTTTCTTGTGGGCAGAAGGTAGCATACCAGAGGAATGGTTCAAATGAGCGACGACATTGAAAACGAAATTGAGTTAGAAAAAAACTTCTTGCTGCCAGACAGGTACTACATTATACTCAAGCCTAATGCCGAAGGATTTAGTGCAAAGGTATTTGATACGACAGGTGGACTGCTGGATGATGAAGGCAACCCCCATCCCGGAGAGGTCGCAGTTGAGGGCATCCTTGCTCTGCTACAGGCGGACATCGATCAAGTATTCTCCAGTGGTGTTATTGCTATACAGGCTCGTGAGCACTTTGCAGAACAGACTGGGAATGACTATGAAACAGATGGCAACATCATTCGCGTTGACTTTGGAGCCAAACAGTGAGAAGTAAAAAAGATGTGGTGAACAACCCGCCACACTATAATCAGGCAGGGGTCGAGTGTATTTCTGCTATTGAAGCCGCAACAGATGAAGGCTTCGAGTATTACCTACAGGGTAATATCATTAAGTATCTATGGAGATACCGCTACAAGAACGGTGTAGAGGACTTGAAAAAAGCTCAATGGTATCTCACCAAGTTGATAGAAATAAAGGAGAAGTAACATGTCGAATCAGCTACCCACCATTTACCAGCAATTCATCCACAAGTCGCGCTATGCCCGTTGGATCCCAGAACATAATCGTAGAGAGACATGGGAAGAGACTGTCCGTCGTTATATGAACTTTATGTGTGATCACCTCAAGACTGAGCACGGTTACGACGTTAACGAATTGTTTGCTGAAGAATTGGAAAATGCTGTTCTCGACTTGAAGATCATGCCATCTATGCGGGCTATGATGACTTCTGGATCAGCACTGGAACGAGACAACGTTGTGGGATACAACTGCTCGTACCTACCTGTAGACAGCCCCCGTGCGTTCGACGAGTGTATGTACATTCTGATGTGTGGCACAGGCGTGGGCTTTTCTGTTGAGGAGTCTCAGGTGTGCAAGCTGCCTATCGTGAACGAACACTTTGAGGAGTCTCCGACTGTTGTGCACGTTGCCGACAGCCGTAGCGGATGGGCTAGGGCGTTTCGTGAACTGCTGTCTCTGCTGTATGCTGGACAAGTCCCATCGATAGATGTGTCGTCTGTTCGCCCAGCCGGGGTTCGTCTGAAGACTATGGGAGGCCGTGCCTCTGGGCCGGAACCTCTGCTTGAGTTATTTAACTTTTGTATCGACATCTTCAAACGTGCCGCTGGTCGTCGTCTCAAAGCAATCGAGTGTCACGACATCATGTGCAAGGTCGGTGAGATCGTTGTCGTAGGTGGCGTTCGTCGTTCTGCACTGATTAGTTTATCTGATCTTTCTGACAGGGAGATGTCCCACGCCAAGTCTGGCAACTGGTGGGAGAACGATGGACACAGAGCATTGGCTAACAACTCTGTATCGTACTCCAAGAAACCCGACATTGGAACGTTTCTAAAAGAGTGGCTGTCTCTGTACGACAGCAAAAGCGGGGAGCGTGGCATCTTCAACCGTGAAGCAGCCAAGATGAAAGTCGCTGAGAACGGACGACGTGACCCTGAACACGACTTCGGTTGTAACCCGTGTAGTGAGATTATTTTGCGTCCGTACCAGTTCTGCAACCTGTCAGAGGTAGTTGTTCGTCCTACAGATAGTCTCGAAGATTTGAAGCATAAGGTTCGTCTCGCAACCACGCTGGGTACGTTCCAGAGCACCCTCACCAACTTCAAGTATCTGCGTAAGATCTGGGAGAAGAACACCAAAGAAGAACGTCTTTTGGGTGTGTCCCTGACAGGTATCATGGATCACCCTGTGCTGTCCAAGACAGAGGATTCTGTGCGTTGGCTAAGTGAAATGCGCCAAGTGGCTATTGACCAGAACGCATATGTGGCAGACCAGATCGGTATCGAACGGTCTACCGCCATTACCTGTGTGAAACCATCCGGCACTGTATCGCAACTCGTTGATGCTGCCAGCGGTATCCACGCACGACATAACCCCTATTATGTTCGAACTGTACGAGGCGACAACAAAGACCCGCTGACACAGTTCTTGGTTGAGCAGGGCATACCCAGTGAGCCAGACGTTATGAAGCCAGACAACACAACCGTATTCAGCTTCATTACACGTTCGCCGCACGGTGCCACTTGCCGCAATGACATGTCAGCTATCGACCAGCTTGAACTTTGGAAGCTGTACGCTCTGCACTGGTGTGAGCACAAACCATCTGTTACCATCAGCGTCAAAGAGGACGAGTGGGTCAAGGTGGGTGCATGGGTGTACGACAACTTCGATCTGTGCAGTGGCATATCGTTCCTGCCGTTCACTGACCACACCTACAAGCAAGCCCCGTATCAGGATATCAGTGAGGAAGAGTACAAGGGCAACTACCAGAAGGTATCTAACGTCAACGAGGACGGTATCGCGGAGTGGTCTGAGATAAACCTCAAGATACCTGACGACATAGACTGGTCGGGGCTCGAAGCGTTCGAGACAGAAGATTCAACCAATGGCAACCGGGAACTAGCCTGTTCTGCAGATGCCTGTGAAGTAGTAGATATAGTTGCAGCGGAGTAAAACAATGATGATTTCAGTAGACGTAACCGAAGATATGATGAAACAGGCCGCTAAGAAGGCCGCACAGATGCAGTTCCTTACTGGTAGCATTACCAACGGAACGAGCAACGTTCTGGGAAGTCTTGGTGAGGTCATCGTTCAGAACCACCTCAATGCCTCCCCTAGCAACACGTTCGACTACGACCTGATGCACAAGGGCAGACGCATTGATGTCAAGACCAAGAGGTGTGACTCCGCCCCTCTGTCCTATTATGACTGTTCTGTTGCTGCACATGGGTCAGACCAAAACTGTGACGAATACATCTTTGTCAGAGTGTTGCACAACATGAAGCGGGCTTGGATATTAGGCAGCATATCTAAGTCTGAGTTCTACGAATCCGCGACTCGTCACAAACGCGGAGAAGTTGACTCTCGTAACAATTACACGTTCCGTGCTGACTGCTACAACATACCAATCAGTAAGCTAAAGGACGTAGGATGAAACAAAAAGCAAAAACCAAGATAGATGATCTGTTCTCTCTCCGTATGGGTATGACCCGCTCCGGAGACATCAAGATGGAGATGGACTACGTAAACGCAGAAGTGTTTACCAAGACTATGGAAGAACACGCCCCTGAGTTTGATGATACATGGAAGGTTGCATCACTGCTCCGGTATCTGAAAACAAAGGGCGAGGAGATAATGGAGAAGTCTAATGGATACGTCACCTGATACAGAGGACAAGGAACTAGAACAAGCTCGTAAAGATTCCCGCCAGATGGAACTGCCTATTGACCCAGCGGACAGAGACTGGTACTACGATGGGGATGGAGTCAAACGCTATATAGACAGCGACAAACCTGTGGAGTAAGCAATGCACAAAGATAAAGTAACACCAACAGACGATCTATCATGGTGGATCAAATGGGCCGGAACTCTGATGTTTCTGGCTGCTCTCATTACACGGGCATCAGGCATCAGCCCTGCTCTGGACATAGCCCTGTCCTTTAACGGAGCAATATGTTGGTTGGTTGTAGGATGGCTGTGGCACGACAGAGCACTAATCGTTCTCAATGCAGTAGCCAGTGTGTTGCTGATCATTGCCTTTATGAACACGACGGGAGTATAACAATGAGTGAATCACAGAAAGTAGTCATCGACGACAAAGAGTACGCCATGACGGACTTCACAGACGAGCAGAAGTACTTTGTCTCGCAACTGTCAGATATTCATAACGAGCGGTCACGTCTTGAGTTCAAGATTGCACAACTGAACGCTGCACACCAGATGTTTACGACAGTTCTCAAACAGAGCATCAACGCTGAGTAGGAGACGCAACATGTTGGAAGCACTAATACTAAAACTAGAGGGTGAGATAGCCGTTGCCAAAGCTAACGTCAATGTCTACCTCAATCACTCTGTAGGCATCGGAGAGCACCCTGATGTTGTAGAGGCCATTGAAACGCAGATAGAGAAGATAGCCGCCGCACAGGAGAAGATAGACACGATACGCCAGCACTTTGGATAAAAAATAACCCCGGCAAGAACTAACCTGCCGGGGTCTTTTTGTGTATAGGTCGGGTTTACCCCGATCTTTTTTTTATGCTAGGTCGTTTTTACCTTTTCCGTCAGCGGCAAAAACAGGCACTTTCTTGCCTTTTACTGTGGTCATAGGCAGCTTACCGCCCATAGCCATCATGCTTTTTCCCATCATGGGATTGGGCATCTTGTTCATTCCTGTTGACATGGTGTTGTTGATCATGCCACCCATCTGCTTCTTCTTCTTGGGTTTCATGGTCGCCTTACCACCATACATCATGGGTTTGCGAGACATTCCGCCGTACCGCATCCCCTTTGGTCCATTTCCGTAGGTTTTCATTATTGTGCTCCTTGTTGTCTTTCTCTAAGTATTTGCTCTCGTCTTTGTGATGGAGTTACTGGACGTGGCATGCTTCCGGGGATTACAACGGGCTGTTCTTGCTCAGAGAACAAGAAGTCTGCCCCTGTTTGAACGGTTGCGCTGGCGGTGCCAGCCACCGTAGAACCTATGAACTCAGATATTGATGTGTAATAATCCCCGTCTGAGTACAAGGCGTAGTCTCTAGCAGAGTACGTTAAGAACGCTTTGTACAGAGTTGCACTTTGCTTTTCAGTAGGAGGTTTGGTGCCTGTCAAAAGATCTATAAGAACTTTACCAGCTTCCGGGTCATCAAGCAGTGCTTTAAAGGATGCTTGTCTTGCTCTAATCCCTGCACTTGCCAGTAACTGAGTTCCGTAAAACGTATACCCAACCCGTCCTGACCAAACTGCAAATAACCGACTTACCTCACTGACCTGATTAAATGGTGATGCCAAACCTCTTAGCTTGATACCATCCGTAGAATCTCCCAAACTCTTCGCATAATTTCCTAAGTACGTCCCCATAGCCGCAATATTGTCTGCTGCTTCGGGGGATAGTTCTCTTAAATTATCCATATACACTCTCTTGTTCGTTAGCTCTAGAAACTTTTGTAAGCCCCCGGTGCTATCAGGGAGTGCAGTATATAGCATGTTTTCAAAAATTATATTTTTGTACTCAAGCTCAGTCTGTTTCGTAGCTTCATCTACAGAAAGACCCCCGTTAACACGACGTTCAATCGTACGTTGTTTTACTCTTCTCAACCCCTCCATACCATCAGTGGTTTCCAGCATGCTAGAAAAAACTGCTTCGGGTCTATCCTTACCAAATTGTTTTTGAAATTCTTTAAGGTTATTAAGTAGTCTAGATCGTGTTTCTTTAGTAAATGACAAATCACCTTCTACGTTTTTAAGTTCAGCCTTTAAGTCACCTATGACTTCTTTACTAACAGCTTCTGCGCTTCTTTCCCGTGATCTACCTTTTCCTCGTCTTGGGACGGTAGGCTCTTTTGCTGGCACCTTAGTGCTCTGTGAGAAGGTTTCAAACCTAAACGGATCCCATAGCTCTTCTTCTGTAATAAGAGGTCTAACTGTCTCAACACCATTTTCGTCAACAGTTTTTACACCGATTTTACTAAGAGACTCGATTGTGGATATTATGTTTTCGTCTGTAAATGGTTCAGCCCCAACAGGAATCTTACCCTCTCCCAAAACATTTTCAAGCTGTGTTATCTTACCTTCAGACATGTTTAAGCCGTATATTTGACCCGCCGTGCTTCTTTTACGAAACTCTCTGCCCCAGTCGCTATTAAACATCTCATTGAGAGCATACTCTTTGATAGTGTTCTTCATCTCCTCAATAGCTTCTGCAGATTGATCGGATGTTCCGTCGATAACAAACGTGGTTATTTTACCCGTGTCGTCTCGAACTGCCACGCTTGCATCTGGAAATAGTCGAGCAAAATTTGCAGTTATCATGTCCGTCATCACGCCAGCTTTATTTGCTCCTTTCTTTTTAGATTCAGTTATTGCTGCGGTAATTATGTCAGGTATAGCAGTTCTGACTTTAGCATCTCCCTCACTGACTGTTG